CCGAGGACAAGACGGGCCGCGCCGCCGATGGCTACAAAAAGGCGTTCTGGAACGCGATGCGGGCGCGGGGCGGCGAGGGCCTGGAGGCCGCCGTGCGCAACGCCCTGCGCATCGGGGCCGACCCCGAGGGCGGCTATCTCGTCCCGGACGAGTTTGAGCGCCGCTTGGTGGAGGCCCTGGAGGAGGAGAACATTTTCCGGGGCCTGGCCAACGTGATCACCACGTCCAGCGGCGAGCGCAAAATCCCCGTCGTCGCCAGCAAGGGCGAGGCGTCGTGGTTGGAGGAGGGCCAGGCCATCCCGGAGAGCGACGACAGCTTCGGGCAGGTCACAATCGGAGCCTACAAGCTGGGCACCATGCTCAAAATCTCCGAGGAGCTCCTCAACGACAGCGCCTTTGACCTGGAGGCGTATGTCGTGCGCGAGTTCGCCCGGCGCACCGGCGCGAAGGAGGAGGACGCCTTTATCAACGGCGACGGCACCGGCAAGCCCACGGGCATCCTGGCCGCGACGGGCGGCGGGCAGATCGGCGTCACCACGGCGGGCGCGACGGCCATCACCCTGGACGAGATGCTGGATTTGTACCATGCCCTCAAGACGCCCTACCGCCGCAGCGCCGCGTTCATCACAAACGACGCCACGGTGAAGGCACTGCGCAAGCTCAAGGACAACAACGGCGTCTATCTGTGGCAGCCCAGCATCAAGGAGGGCACCCCGGACACCATCCTCAACCGGCCCCTGATCACGTCGGCCTTCATGCCTGGGATCGCGGCGGGCGCGAAAACGGTGGTGTTCGGCGACTTCCGCTACTACTGGATCGCCGACCGGCAGGGCCGCATCTTCCGGCGCTTGAACGAGCTTTTTGCCGTGAACGGCCAGGTCGGTTTCATCGCCACACAGCGCGTGGACGGCAAGCTCATTTTGCCGGAGGCCGTGCAGATTCTGCGCCAGAAGGCATCGTAAGGAGGGCGCGATATGCGCAAGCCTGAAACGGCGGTGCTTTTGCTCTCGCGCGTAAAAGCAAATCTCATACTGGAACACGGCGCGGACGACGACCTGCTTTTGGGTTACGTCCGCGCTGCGCTTTCCTATGCGGAATCCTACCAGCACCGCCCGGCTGGGCATTACGCCAAGGCCCCGCTGCCCCCCACCACGGAGCAGGCCGTGATTATGCTGTCGTCCCACTTTTACGAAAGCAGGGACGGCTCCACGGCGGGCTTCTTCGGCGACAGCGTCCAGGCCGGGCGGCAGGTATGGGACACGGTGAACATGCTGCTGCGGCTGGAAAGGCGGTGGTCGGTGTGAGCTTCGGGCGAATGAACACCCCCGTGCAGATCCTCCGCGTCACCTACGCCAAGGACGCGGACGGCTTCGCCGCCCCCACCGACCAACCCGTGAAATCCGTCCGGGCATATTTTGAGCAGCGCCACGGCAACGTCAAGTGGGCCAACCGCGCCGCGTTCTCCGAGGCGACGGCCCTGTTCCGCTTCCGGGTGATCCCCGGCGTTACAGTGGAGCCCCTATATATAATAGAAAGCGCGGCGGGCCGCTTCGAGGTGCTTTCCGTGGAGCAGCTGCGGGGGATGTATGTGGAATTGCTCGCGAAGGAGGTGGCCGCCGTTGGCGAGGGCTGACGCTTTTTTACCCGAGGACTTTATCCTCGCCCTTTCCCGGCTGGAGGCACGGACAGACGAAATCGTGCCGAAGGTGCTGGCGGCGGGCGGCGAGGTCGTGCTGGAGCACGTGCGCACCCGGCTACGTGCAGTGATCGGCTCCGGCACGAAGCGTCCCTCGCGCTCCACCGGGGAACTGGTGGACGCCCTGGGCCTCACCCCGGCCCGGCTCAACCGCAACGGGGACTACGACGTGAAGGTGGGGTTCAACGAGCCCCGGCGCGGCAAGGGCGACAGCAACGCGAAGCTGGCCTCCATCCTGGAGCATGGAAAACACGGCCAGCCGCCCAAGCCGTTCATGAAACCCGCCAAGATCGCTAGCCGGGAGGCTTGCATTGAACGGATGCGCCGGGTGTTCGACGAGGAGGTCGGAAAATGAACGTAACCGCCGAGCTTGACGCCCTCGTAACCGGCCTGGGCCTGCCGGTGGAAACGGGCAAGTTTTCCGGCAAGGCCCCGGAGGAGTATGTTATTGTAACCCCCCTGGGGGATGCCTTCGCGCTGTATGCAGATAACCGGCCCGAATACGAAACCCAGGAGGCAAGGCTTTCCCTTTACACCAAAGGCAACTACCAGGCGGCCAAGCGGCGGCTCGTCAAGGCCCTGCTGCTGGCAAGGTTCACGGTCACGCTGCGGCAGTATATAGGCCGGGAGGACGACACCGGCTACTTTCATTACACAATCGACGCGCAAAAATTGTATAGCTTGGAGGAATAACACGTGGCAACAATCGGTTTGGATAACATGGTTTACGCAAAAATAACCGAGGGCGCGAACGGCGAGGAGAGCTACGCCGTCCCGAAAATCCTGGCGAAGGCCATCAAGGCCGACATGAGCATCGAACTGGCCGAGGCCGCGCTCTATGCCGACGACGCGCTGGCGCACAGCGTCAAGGCGTTCAAGGGCGGCAAGCTGTCCCTCGGCGTGGAGGACATCGGCGTCGCGGCGGCCTCCGACCTCACCGGCGCGAGCGTGGACGATAACGGCGTCCTGGTCGCCGCCAGCGAGGACGACGGCTGCCTGGTGGCGGTGGGATTCCGGGCGCTCAAGCCCGACAACCGCTTCAGGCACTTCTGGCTGTACCGCGTAAAATTCGCGGTGCCGTCCACGAATTTGCAGACGAAGGGGGATAGCATCCAGTTCCAAACCCCCGTCGTGGAGGGCACCATCATGCGCCGCAACAAGCCGGACGCCAGCGGCAAGCACCCCTGGAAAAGCGAAGTCACTGAGGGCGACCCAGGCGTCGCCGCTGTGATCGCCGCCTGGTTCACCCAGGTTTATGAACCGGCGTTCGCCGGGTAGAAAGGGGCTCCATTATGAACGAACGCAGCGCCGTTATCTCCATCGGCGGGCAGGAGTACGAGCTCCTGCTCACCACCCGCGCGACAAAATTGATCGCCAAGCGTTACGGCGGCTTGGAAAATCTCGGCGAGAAGCTCATGAAAAGTGAAAATTTTGAAATGGCCCTCGACGAGATCGTGTGGTTGATCACGCTGCTGGCGAACCAGCCAATCGCGATTCATAACTTGTGGCACCAGGACGATCCCAAGAAACCGCTGACCGAGGAGGCCGTGGAGCTTTTGACTTCGCCCCTCGACCTGGCCACCTACAAGAACGCCCTGAGCGAGGCCATGCTCAAGGGCACGGCCCGGAACATCCTTAGCGCGGACGGCGGCGAGGGAAACGCGGCGGGCGGGTGACGGATCAAGAAACCTTCACCCGCCTGTTGTATTACGGCACCGTGCAAATGGGCATGAGCGACGAAAAATTCTGGCTCATGCCCATTGGATTGTTTTTAGACTTATGGGCCTGCCACAAGCAGTGGCATGGGCTGGAGAAGCCGGCACGGGCTGAGGCTACCATCGACGACTTGGTGCCCTATGGTGTGTGAACCTCTATTAATGCGCAATTATCTCACTGCGGACGGCCATGCAATTCTTTATTCTTTTCATTTCCGTTCGCGGCCTTCGCCCCCCCGAAAACGTCCTCAGTTTTAGCGGAATAGGGGTTTTTGTTTCTTTGCGGCGGGGCCGGTTTGGAGGGAATCCGAGAAACCAAGCTCAAAAGCACCGTGACGAACAGCGCCGAAAGCAGCCAAACGCCAAGGAGCGCCAACGGCAGAAACCAGGGGATTATCTTCAACCAAAAGCGCAGGAGCCACAGCAGCAACGCAAGCCCGCCCCACCAGGAGCGGAAGAGCAGGTTGAACGCGAAGCTGATGAAAAAGCCCCTGTCAACGGGTGCCTTTCGCATGGCGCAGGGCCTCCCTGTCTTTCTATTCTCAATCATACTTTTTATCCGCAGTTCCATTATATCAAAAATCATTCGGAAAAGCAAGCCTGCTTCTCAGAGAGGGGGTGCTGCGCTTGGCAGGCAATTCCGACATGGGCATCCGCTTAGGGATCGAGGGCGAGAAAGATTTCCGCAACGCGTTAAAGGACATCAACCAGTCGTTCAAGGTGCTCGGCTCCGAGATGCAACTGGTGACGGCACAATTCGACAAGAACGACAAATCCACGGCGGCGCTCACCTCCCGCAATACCGTCCTCAACAAAGAGATTGACGCCCAAAAAGAGAAAATTACAACCCTGCGGGCGGCGTTGGAAAACGCCACCACTTCTTTTGGGGAGAACGACCGGCGCACCCAGGCGTGGCAAATCCAGCTAAACAAGGCCGAGGCCGAATTGATCGGCATGGAGCGCGAGCTCAAGAGCAACGAAAAGGCTCTCGACGGCGAGGCCGAAGGGCTGGGGGAGGCCGAGAAGGGAGCCGACGACTACGGCGGCGCGGTGAAGGACGCGGGCACCGAAACGGAGAAATCCAGCGGCAAGATGGAAACCCTGGGCAAGGTCGCCAAGGGGATCGGGGCGGCGCTCGCCGCCGCTGTCGTGGCCGTGGGCGCGGCCATCGGCGTCGCGGTCGGCAAAATCAACGAGTGCGTTGACGTGTATGCCGGGTTCGAGGATTCCATGATGCAGGTCGCCGCCACCATGGGCATGACCGCCGAGGAAATAGCGAACGGCAGCGGTGACTTCGAGATGCTGGAACGGGCGGCGAAGGAGGCCGGGGCCAACACGCGCTTCGCCGCCAGCGAGGCCGCCGAGGCCCTGAACTATCTGGCCCTGGCCGGGTATGATGCGGAGCAGGCCACCGCCGCGCTGCCGGGGGTGCTCAACCTCGCGGCGGCGGGCGGCATGGCCCTGGGGCAGGCGTCCGACATGGTGACGGATTCCATGGGCGCGCTCAAAATGGAAACGTCCGAAATGGGCGTGTTCATGGATCAGATGGCGAAGGCTAGCCAGAAATCCAACACCAGCGTCAAGCAATTGGGCGAGGCGACGCTTGTTTGCGCGGGCACGGTCAATTCCACGGGGCAGTCGTTGACGACGATGAACACCGCCCTGGGCATCCTGGCCGACAACGGCGTGAAGGGGGCCGAGGGCGGTACCCACCTGCGTAACGTGCTGCTCTCCCTCGCGTCGCCCACGGATAAGGCGGCCTCCACCCTAAAGGAGCTCGGCGTTTCCGTCTACGACAACCAGGGCAACATGCGTGACCTCAACGAGGTCATGACGGATTTGAACGGGGCGCTCGGGGCGCTATCCCAGGAGGAGCGCACCAATGCCCTTTCAAACATTTTCAACAAGACCGACCTCAACAGCGTAAATTTCCTGCTGGAGGGCACGAACGGGCGCTTCAAGGAGCTTTCGGGCCTGATCGCCGATTCAGCCGGGGCCGCGACCGACATGGCCGAAACCATGGAGGCGGGCCTGGCCGGGACGCAGCGCAGCTTTTCCTCGGCGGTCGAGGGGATGCAGATCGAAATCGGCGGCCTGTTCGCCGACATCAAGAAGGGCTTTCTCACCGACGCCACGGACGTGATCCGCACATTCACCGGCAATTTGCAGGCCGCCGAGGGCGACTGGTCGAAGATCGGCGACGCCGTGGGCACGCTCATTCAGGATTCCGTGGGGGCGCTGTCCAAACAAATCCCGAAATTTATTGAGATCGGGAAATCCGCTTTGACGGCCTTGCTCAAGGGCATCACCGACAATTTGCCCGCCTTGGTGCAGGGGGCTACGGAATTGATCAGAGCCCTGCTGGAGGGGATTATCTCTGCCCTGCCGCAGATCATGCAGGCGGCGGTGCAGCTGGTGCTGGGCCTCGTGGACGGCATCCTACAAAATCTGCCCGCCCTCATTGACGCGGCTATGCAGATGGTCGTGGTATTGGTGCAGGGGCTGGCCCAGGCCATGCCTACGCTAATCCCGCAGGCGGTGGCGGCGGTCGTAACCGTCGTGAAGGGCCTGGTGGACAACATCCCCATGCTGATTGAGGCGGCGCTGGAATTGGTGGTCGCCCTGGCCCAGGGCATCGCCGAGGCCCTGCCAGAGCTCGCCAAGGCGATACCGCAGATTTTATCCGCGATTGTAACGGCCATTATCGGGGCGCTGCCCCTGCTGCTGCCCGCCGCGATTGACATCATTTTCGCCCTCATAGAGGGCCTGATTGGGGCCATCCCGGAGCTCGTCGCGGCGATCCCGAATCTCATTTTGGGCATCGTGCAGGGCATCCTCGACAACCTTCCCACGATTATCCTGGCCGCGCCTGAAATTATCGTCGCCTTGATCACCGGCTTGATCGGGGCCATCCCGGAATTGGTGATGGCCTTGCCTCGCGTGATCATGTCTATCGTGGACACTTTCCGCGAGTACGATTGGGCCAGCATGGGCAAAAACCTCATTGACGGCCTGATCAACGGCATCGGCGACATGATCACGAAGGTCAAGGAGAAAATCCGGGAGGTCGGCCAGAAGATCGTCGCCGAGTTCAAGTCGTTCTTCGGCATCAACAGCCCCAGCACCGTTTTCGCGGACTTCGGTAAAAACCTGCTGGAGGGGCTTTGGAACGGCATCCAGGACATCAAGGACTGGCTAATCGGCAAGCTGCGCGGCCTGGGCGGGGCGATTACCGACGCCATCAAGTCGGTGTTCGGCATTCATAGCCCGTCCACCATCTTCCGGGATGAAATAGGCGCGAACCTCGCGCTGGGCCTAGGCGAGGGCTTCGAGAACGCCATGAAGGGCGTTTCCCGCGATATGCAGGAGGCCGTCCCCACGGACTTCGATATGGGTTACGAACTCTCCGGGGGAGAGTTCGTCCCAGGCCGCCTTAGCGGCCACGCCAACGGTCAAGGCTTCTCCCTGGTGCTGCACATCGGCACGTTTGTCAATAATACCGCGCAAGACCTCCGTCAACTGGCCGATGAACTGTCAACGATTATGGCGGGTGAAATCCGCAGGAAGGGGATTCTGGCGACATGAGCTACTTTGAATTTGCGGGCATGAGCACCGCCAGCATCCCCGGCCTGTTGATTGAGGCCAAGAGCATCCACGGCCTGCCCGAGCGCGACGTGGAGAAAATTCA